AGAAGCACCATGGCGATAACTAATCCTATCATGGGGTACTATATAAGCACCGATAGTTTTGTTTCCAAATAATGTGAATAACTACTTTACTCTTCGGGGGTGTTGGGGTTAAAATAGTCTTTGTTGTACTGTTACTTTATGACTTGAGTCGTAACGCTTGTTTTCTCCTTTTGGATAAGGTTGTTCTTTATAGTTTAATTGTTTCTTCCACGCTTTACGTTGTGTCTTACTGCCAGTGAAATAGATGTAACGATGTTTTTGAGGTCGTTCTCTTATTGCTAAATCTTCTACTTTCATAGTTTCAACACACGTTTTACTATGTTTGTTAGGGTTTAAAATATCATACCTTTCAGTTCTTTTAGCACTTAGTCCCGTATAAATCCAATTTGTAGCTTGATAAATATAGCCTGTATGCCCAAATGATTTATCAGCATACGAAACTAAAATTGTAGGCTTTGGCAATAATTTAAATGTCCTACTTATAAAAAATGAGGCACAGTTACTAGGTAACTCATCATTTATACACAGTCTATTTAATTCCAAGACTATGCTCTTATATTCCTTGCCACATAGCCCAACACATAGGCTATTAGAAGCTGGTGTCCCATAGGTTACAACACCAACCAATACAGACCTATCAAATAACCCAAAACTAAAACTAATAGATGGGATTCTTTTTAAGTAATGTTTATATAATAACCAATCATATGTCTCTTTGCTAGTTATACTGCTAACAGTAAAATTATCTTCCAATTTCATTTTTTCCCTATCATTGATGGTTCAACTACATTTGAAAAATATTGACATTTTTCTCCTCTTTTAATTAGGCACTCCTTTCCACTTAAATCAGTATCAAGCCATTGATTTAACTTGCTATCTATCATAATACCCGAACATTTAAATCCTGTATTATAATTTGCACAATTTTTTTTTACTGCTGTTGTGATTGTGTTTTTTTCTCTGTTCATCCTCAGCATTTTTTTCCTCTACTTTAACAGGCTTTTGATAATTTTTTATAAATGGGTAAGGCATATCTAATCCAATGTTTTATAGCTACAATTAATTTAGTTTCTCCTTGGAACTCTTTTATAAATCCGTTCCACTTTGCATCATTTGTTTTTATAACGTAGGCGTACTGCTCCGTAATATAATGTATTTCATCCACAATGTCAAGGTCAAATTTATCCATATTAATTGTCCAAGATCCACCAGACATTTTTAATTTACCAGATTCTTTTTCTTTTTTATAAAGAACCCTATCCTCTATAAAAGCCTTCATCTATTTTCCCCCTGTCCATAATGACCCTCTATTATTTCCCCATAGGCATCATCTATATCATTTGGAAGATTTGACATCTTAGGTTCATAAATAGAATATAATAAACACTCTATCTCGTCATATTTATGTTCTGATTCATTAACTATCCAATCTGCGATTCTACTTATTTTTTGTTCTATTGTCATATTTAACTCCTTTTATTCCAATCATAAATTATAATATCTAATAATTCAGGATTCATTGATTTTATAACATGGTAGGCAAAATTATAATATTCTTTCCTTTGCCCTGTTAGCCCCATCTGATACTGTTGTAAATCAGCTAGTAGTTTTCCCTTATCTATCATTATATCCCTCTCCCCCAAACTCATCACAATAAGTTTCCCAAAGAAACTTGGTGGAAATAGATAAATCAGTTAGGCAATTCCAAACTGCGCCATTACTACCTTTATCTATATGGGTTTTGATGTGTTTCATTATCTTTTTTATTCGCACAATTTCAAGTTGATAGTCTTTATAATCCATTTATATTCCTCCCTTGTTTGATAATATTTCTAAACACAATTCATTAGGTATTTTACTGCGCTCATAGTTACCCTTTAATCCTTGAGTCCCTGTTCTGCTCCCCCTTGGAGCTGGTTCGTGGTGGCAATTTCTATTACCATTATGACACATATTTCTAGGTATCCAATGAAAATCATTTGTAAATATATCGGTGGGTTTCATTCTCTTGTCTTTATAAGAGCAATAGGTAACTGTTTTTCTATATGGAACAGAGGATATAACATCAAGTTTTCTCAATTTGCCTCTAGGATTCTCAATATAAAAATACTTTGGTTTAAAATAATCTATAATATCTAGTGTCTTTTTTACTATCTTAACACCTAGTTTAGCTTGTTCGGTTTTTGGGGTATGGTCTTTGTGCCAATGTTTCCCTATACTAGCCACACTAAAAAATGTGCAGGGACAACTTGCCCATATTATATCGGGGTAAAAAGGCACCTTATTAACATCAAAGTCTAATATGTTAGTAACATAATCAATATTATCAAAAGCGTTTATATCTGATGTAAAAGTTTCATGACCCAAACCTTCTGCAATATTACTAAATGACCTAGAACCTGCAAATAACTCTAATATATTCATGCTACGGCTCCTATATCATCAATTAATGTATATGGCTTAGGCTCTTCTTTTATGTCACAATCTTCCATTATAGTTAATTTTATAGTATCAACAAAATCATCTACAGATTCTTCATTGTGGTCATAATGATGTTCAAAATAATTTGATACATGACCAATTAATACAGATGGTAGTATACATTCAGCAAATTTCACAAATGTATTTTCTGACATATCCTCAGAGTGTTCATTTAATAAGGTTAAAAACCTTTTATTAAATTTGCTACAGTCTTTTTGAAATTTCTTTGACTGTATATATTTTTTTATTTTTTTATTTTTTAACATGGTGTTCTCCTTTGTGTAAGTTAAGTTCCTTAACTTTGGGTTATCTCGTGTACGACTAATCCTTTTAATAATTGAGCCGATTTGGTATTTCCATTACATTGATGACAAGTTTTTCTACCCTTGCCATATGTTGGAAAATCTTCATAGTAGGTTATAAATTGCTTATCTCCAGACCTATTATTTTCTGTAACATTTATTCTTAATTGTTCCCAGCATTTTTTACAAGTCTTACAATATTTTACAACTTCGTCTGTTGCAATCCCATCTAAGCAGTTAAATATTTTAGGCATCCCCATCCTCCAATTTAATATTATAATCGTTAGCTACTTTCTTTAATAATATTTCAGTATAGAATTTTTTATCTGAGGTCATCTCTTGAGTATAACCCATAGACCACAAATATTCTATAGCTTCCATACATTCTTTTTTAGTTACTTTATTTAGCATTTTTTGCCCTTTCTCTTAGTGCTATTTGTCTCCACATATTTAAGTTATGATTAGCTACATTTAATTTAGATTTTAAATAAGCTACTGTAATTATAAGTGCCTTAATTATAAGCGCAATTATAAGCTGTGTTAGTATGTTCATTTTATTTACCTTCCCAATCTACATCCACAAGTTCCTCAGTATGCTCAACAACGTCAGGGCAATCATCTAAGGTAAAGCTATCTAGCCCATATTGCTCCTCTCCATACTTACCTTCATAGTGAATGGTTATTGATACTTCAATTTTACTAGCCTTAATTGGCTTGTCGTTAATTGCAATACCATTAAAATCCTTTATAATTTCCATTTTCATTTTATATACTCCAATCTTTATATGGTAAAATCATTTTATTTTCTCCTTTTATTAGTGGGTACTATAGGATTCGAACCTATTTGATGGTTAAACAGTTTTACAGACTGCCCCCTTGCCAATCGGGCTAAGTACCCATATATAAACACTTATAAGTTACCTCTAATATAAATTAGAGTCAAGTAATTTATCTTCCTTGTGATGTATAGCCATATGACAATTAAAACATATAATTATACACTTATTAATTTCCTCTAAAATCTTTTTCCATGAGTGGTTCATCATATTAGAAATATTAGCTACCTTGTTATTATGCTCGTGGTGAAATGTTAGCGACCTAGTGCTAAAATTCTTACTTTTTTTAGAATAACCACAGCCACATCTAGCCTCTAATTTATAAGCGTTTAGCCTTTTTCTATTGTCTCGCCTATAATTATTAGTTTGTTCTGTGCTGTATTTAGGGAAACAATTTTTGCAAATGGTTCTAATATAAGGCATTCCATCCTCCCTATATTGACCTGTTTTTGGGAAATGGCTCACGCTATGAGGTAATATTTTATTACATTGTTTGCATTGTCTAGTTATCATTTATAAAATCCCTTAATTGTTTTAATCCCCCTAGCATATCATCCTTATCAAAATTACAGCCTAAATCCTCCATCATTTCGGGTTCATCCCATGCCATATTGTTAAATATACCACTATTAATTAACTCCTCTACTTCGCTAAGTATAGCAAATAAATGTACTTTATTATTTGGTTTGGTTTTGTATTTTCTTGGTTTCATAGTTAAGCTCCTTAACTCCTATTTATAATTTTATAATAAAAATATCCTAGAAAAATAGATCCTACGATATACATTAATAAAAATAATAATATTTTTGCTCCGTACATCTCAGCGAATATCATGAGACAAGCACCAATTATTAATAATAGTTCTGTATATCCTAAATTATCAAAATCTGACATATTCATTGTATGATTCTCCTAACTTGGTTTAAATATATCCAACGCTCATCCTTGGGTGCTGTTTTTGGCTTATCGTTATGAATTATGGCAACAATTAAAAGAGGTTCTTTCTTTTCCTCATGCCAATCTAATTCTGTAACAATAGCCCTTTTATTATCAAACTCATAATTAAGTTCTATTTCCATCCCTATTTTATATTTACTTTCTATATAAATCCCCTTCATTTTTGAGCCTCATTTTTAAAAACATCTCTATCAAGCCAGACTTGATATATAAAGGCTCCGAATGCCATAGATAAAACAGTCACTAGCAACTCATATAATAAAAACTGATTTTGTGTTAATGTTATTAATTCCATTTTATTCCCTTTCATTTTTTGACTTAGACACCCAAATAATTTGGGTGTTTCGGATATAAAATCCTCTTCAGTAAGCCTAGGGCGTTAATATTTCAAGTATCCTATCTGTAACCTTTGGAATATGATATTTGTTTATTCGCTCGGCTTGTTCCTTGTCGCATTCTCTATTATATCCAATAGATTCTAAAACGCTTTTTGAAACATGAGCAGAACTTTTTGAATACATTCCAGCAGTTTCTTGTAAAATATAAAAGCGTTTAAATAGTTCGCAAATCTCCCAACCCTCAGATTTTGTAAATGTGGTCTCTGTTAATCTAGGTTTTGAGCCGTTCCATTCAGTAAAAAACTCACTCATAAAATTTGTAGCGTGTTCGTGTGAGTTTATATCCTTGGCTAGTTGGGGCTGTTTGTTGTTTGTGTAGCTTTCAATATAACCGAATCCCCAGTAATGTCCACAGTCCCAGCTTGGCGACTCTAACCAGTAACAAGTGCCATGTTCATCCTTTCCAAGTAAATAAACATCTTTTTTGAATGCGTGTTTTTTTGTTTTCTTCATTTTGTTTTCTCCTCTTTTAATATTATTCTGTCATTTCTTTTATTGTTTCATTGATATACTGCCTAAGCTTTATTAATTCGCTAGTGGTCAATAAATCCCTAATAATAAATCTAATATATAGATTTAATGTTTTTCTGTGTTGTTTAGTCATTGTTATTCTCCTCTTTTAATATTCTAGGTCATTTGTTTTTGGGTTGAAATATCTAACAGTTTCATTTTCTCCCCAACTTTTCGCAGTTATTTTGAATCTGCCATCTTTAAAGCTTTCAACCTTAAAATCTTCTAGCGCTTGACCAAAAAATTTCATGGTGTCCCTACTAAAAAAATAAGGTGCTTTTTCTTTTGTTAGTCTTTTGATTTCGTGTATTGTTGGTTTCTTCATTTTGTTTATTTCTCCTTTTTTAATATTTTGATAAATCAAAGCCACTATCCCAAGAGTTAAGTGCCTTAACTTTGGGTTTTTTGTTAATAATTCTATATACCTGTTTAACTTGGTGTTTTCTTCCCCTAGTCCAATCTTCCACCCTACCATTTTTAACGGCGAAAACATGACCTCTACAGCCTAAAATGTAAGTCTCTAGGTCTAGATAGTCTGTGCAATTATTAGCCGTTAAGGATGTAAAATATCTTTCTTTAACCTCAAAGGGATGCTCTGCAATAATTTCATATTTGATGTTAAATTTTTCGGCTACATCTTTGAAGTTTCGAAAGAAATAGAATCCCTTGTTTCGTTTTCTTCCTAATTCAAAAAAGCCCTTTTGTACTTTCTTAAATGGTAAATTCATGGCAATAGCTACAGCCAAAACAGTACAATAATTACTGTCGTTTTGGTCAATATCTTTTATAATTGTCTTGTATGTTTGTTTCATAATTCCTCCAAATTATCCCTAGACGCTTTTAGCGTTTCGGGGCGAGAATTTGTACTCGCCCCTCTTCAGTAGGTTTATATGTTACCCTCTTGTATATCCTTGCAAAGATTTATCACAGTCGCAACGTCATAACATTCGGGGTCTTTTTCTTGCCCTTTTGAGCCTAACCAAAGTCCATTTTTCTTCTGTGACCTCATCCACTTCATTAACTCTTCATGAATTGTAAGGTCTTCAGTCTTTTTGTGCATCTTAACAACCCGAAAAGAGCCGAAATCCTTTTCGTTGAAATTGTCAGCGTAAAGCCCATCGTTATTTTCTATCATTGACTTAGTGACCTTTTTTAGAGTGATTTGGGCTTCCTTTCTTTCATCTCCCAAAACGGCTAACTGTACAGCCTTTTCTTTAACTAGGGTCTGAACTTGTTTTTTGATAAACCCTTTGGTTTTCTCTATCAATTCGACATCATTACCATTTAAAATGTTATCGAATTTTCTAGTCAGCTGTGTTTGGTTGTTATCGTCTTTGTGATGCAAATCTCTTTTGATTACATCAACAACAGACTTGGTTTTTTCTCCTAACATCAAACCTATCTGCAAGGCTTCCTCTATTTCCTTTTTGGTAGGTTTCTTATATGTTTGTTTTGTTATTTTGTTTTCTTTCTTCATGTGTTTTTATTCTCCTCAAGGCTTACGCCTTATTTTATGTTATTTAATTGACCCTCTATATTACTTAAAATTATCGGGAATGCAAACAAATTTTCACAGTTAAGGGGCTTAACTTTGGTATACCTTATATATGTGAGGATAATTTTTATCTAAAATTATTCTATTTTTTGTTAAAAAAATGTATTTAGTTAATGATTTTACTTGCTATTGTCAAAAAGTCTTTCAAGGTGTTTAAATGGCTGTTTATGGCTGTTATTCAGATGATTGAACTTGGATATTTAAAACTGTTTTTATGGCGTTTAAGGCTATGTTTTGGGCTTTTATTGAGGGTAGAATTGGTCATATTTCGCCTAAATCCATTCAAGGCACTACTAAACACTACCCATAGTAAAGAACAATGAGAATTACAAGCTTTATTTTCAAATAGTGGAATTTAATTTACATAACATAGCACCACACCAAAAGCAACAAGAAAGATTATTTATTTTTAAATTGTTTGGTAATGTCGTTTATTATTCGTAATATCCCGACTTTTTACAAAAAATGACCCCCTAGGGCGTATAAGTCCCCATTATATACTGTGTACCACCATTCCTCATAAATTATTTAATAACAAACACTTGCATGGATATATAAAAAAAATTTGAAAAGAAAGTCCACTAATTCCCTTGTATAGAAAAAAGAAAGTCCGTAGAATATACCATAAGTAAAGGAATTTATATGAGTGTAATACTCCCAGAAAAGTGGAAACCAGAGAAATCGTTAGTTGTGGATATGCTTGTTACATCCCCTGAAACACCTATACAGGAAGTTGCAGATAAGGTTGGTGTTACTAGGGCTACTATACATAATTGGATGAAAGATCCAGAGTTTGTAGAAGTGTTCTATCAGAAGTATATGGTTACATTTGGTTCTAGGCTGCCGAATGTTTTAAATAGTATGGTTAGAGAGGCTGAGGCAGGTAATGTTCAAGCTGGCAGATTAGTATTAGAACATTCAGGTAAGCTTATTAAGCGTGTAGAGGTAGCTAACCATCAAAGCCCTTTTGAAAAATTTTTAAATTCTGATTTACAAGATGCAGAAGTTGTAGAAGACGTAGAAATACTGCCACAAAGACCATTTGTGCCTAAATCTGAGCCAGTAAAAACTCAGTATGAGGAAAAAGTAGAATTAAAAAGAAATATTAAAAAGAATGAAAAGCGTAGAGAGGCTAGAAAGTGGAGAGCTAGGGCTAAAGCTGTGGGTATTGATAAACCAACTAGGGGGAGACAAACTCCTGCTCAACGCAAGGAATGGCAAGAAAAGATAATAAAAAAGGAAAAAGCATTAAATATCAAAGTTCTTTAAAAATGTTTTAGTATCATATGACTTGCACTCAGGACATTCTTGCTCTCTATCAGCCTCAACAGCTAATACTTGCCACGACCAATGACAAGACAAACAAAAACACCTTAGTAAAGTAATATTATTCATACAACGAGATTGTCATCTATTTCTATATCCTCTGGGATTAGCTGACAATAGCAATGTTCTTTGCAAATACTCCACCCAGATCCCGGCAGACCTCTACCTTCCCATCCCTGCCAAGTATCAATCTCACCAGCCACGCTAATACAATCATCGCAAATATTTTTAGATACAGCAACCCATCTTAGCTTTTCCCCCATTTTTCCAGTTGAGCGGAATGCTTGGTTAATTCCTCCCACAACTCCTCGTTTAATTGAGTTTCTGAGTTCACCAAAGATTCTTCCATTGGTAGTAAAGTCTTGCTCAAGAACCCTAATAATTGATTGTTCATCAAGACCACTTCTTGTAAGTCTATTAATTTCTTGTCTAAATCGTTGATCGAAGATTCTTGTGTCGTAAGACATTCCAGCAGCAATCTCAGTAAATAATCTTCTATCGGCTTCATTTAACTCATTCCTTTTCTTTGGCATAATGTAGTCCCAGTCCCTTATTTAATACAATAATTATTATTTCTTTAAAGCCTTAACAACTTTATCTCTAAAGATTTTAGCTATTTTATTCCTAGTTTCATCTAGTATCCCTATAAAATCTCTTGCAGGAACTTTAATACCCTTGTTATTATTAACAAATATAACTTTATCTGGCGTATGAGCTTTTAACATTGGTATTTTTTTAGGAGTAAATCCCTCTCTGTGGTATTGACCATATTCTAAAAAAAATAATTTATTACCAACTTTATTAGATTTAATACTATTATAAAGCTTTCCAGAAGCTTTTAAGGGTTTATTACCTGCAATATCTTTTGTTTTTCTAATTTCAATAGTAGATTTTTTTAAAGGTGGGTTTAAACCTTTGTCTATGTTATTTTTAGACCCCTCCTCAGTTCCTTTTGCGTAATCAGATAGATACTCTCTTATAATCTTAGGCATTTGCCTTTCTAGCTTACCAAAACTAAAATTAGTCTTTATTTTTAATTCCATCCCAAAAACTTTCTCCTAATTGTTTTGCCTCAAGGTATTTATCAACATTTTCTGATAAAGCTCTATTCGCTTGTTCCTCAGCCCACTCAACTGGGTTTTTTATAACATCTTCTAGTTTCCCATCAAGATTAAACTCAATATCGTTAATTTTGTCCAGTTTCCTGACGGAATTGAGTAAAAACTGACTGTTGGTTTCTTTGCTCATTAGCCTCTCCATTTTTATCTATAATTTTTTGGGCTTGTTCTAAAGATAAATCTTTATTTTCCCTAACCATTATCTTTGCTTGAGTAGTAAGATTATTTTCTAAGTCAAAATTGTCTTTTAATATCTGGTCTTGTACTGTTTTAGGGTATTCAACCTCTTCAAAATCAACTCCAAACTCTTCTGGAAGAGAAACACCATTATATTCAGCAATAACACGCTCAACATTGTAAAAATCTTTCTCATATAGTCTCCAAAGAGCAATATCGTCATAATAATCTTCTTTTCTTTCCATGTCTTTAATCATAAGTGAAATACCACTAGGAACCTCTCCGCCTGATTCAGCCCATTGAATCCACAAATGATTATTCATAGCAATCATTTCCATTTGGAATTTAATATTTTCAATAGCTTCAACAATATTGCCTTGTGGACTTGTTATATTATAAGCACCTTCATCTCCCATATCTAAAATAGTATCAGAACCAGTTCTTAGTAAGCTCTGGTCAGCGTTAAGACCTGTTACCCAAGGTTGTCCAAACATATTAAACCTCATACCAAGATTTAGCTCAGTTAAGGCAATATTTACCTGCTCATTGCAATTTACAATGTCAGATGCTCCTTCTACAAAAAAAGAATCAATTTGATCTTCTCTATGAGTAAAAACAAACGGAATTATACCATATGGGTTAGTTTTTTCTTGAATCATCTTGCCATCTTCATTCATTATGCCGTATTTCTCACTATCCCAGTACTCCCATTGCAGATTCTCAGCATTTGATAAATCTGCTGTGCTATTAAGTAATGGATACAGTATTGCCTCTGGCTCAAAAGGATTGTCGTCAAAATATGATTCAAAATAATATATCGGTCTATAATCAAAGTAGCTATCATCTCTCCAATGCACACGATTGGCAATAGTGCCAATTAACCTTGTCATTCTCTCAGAATGTTTCATCCTAACATCTTTTGTAGGGGTTAATTCTTCATATTTTTTAGTATTTCCACCCAGATTTCTCTTAGCACCCAAGCTATATATTCTACTAATTTTATTAATAAATTTTCTAGTAAAGTTTGTTAAACTAGGGGGTATTTCATTAAAAGCATCTCCATTAAAATACCTATTAATGTATTGGTCTGTAGAAACACCTGAATAATAATCTAAATGCTTTCTTATTTCATTTCTTCTAGAATGAGACAGCATAAGCTTTGTTTCTAACAGTTTATCTTTTAATAATTTTTCAATCATCTTTGTATCCTTTTCATTTCTCTGTTTTTAATTGGAAATCTATTTATGATGAAATATCTAAAAGCATCATTCCCATGATCGTGATATCCATCCTTTATTGGTTCTTCTTTTATTGGTTTGCCATCCTCAGACTCTGGATATCTATACTCCTCGAAATCCTCTATGACCTCCTTGCAATTTTTATGTACATGAACTCTTCTAGTGCCATCTGCGCTTTCAAAAAATCCTCTAGTGTGAGATACGCTATTAACTATATTCCTACTCATTCTATCTCTAGTGTACAGCACCCTAATCCCACTTCTTCTAAATATTTCCATATCACCAGCACCACTTTGCCCTTGTACATTGGCACCAGCGGGGTCACCATAGAATGATAAAATAGGGTATCCCTTAACTTTTATCATTTTAATTAAATCTTCTGTTTTAATATTATTTTTATGTAAAATGCAGTCAAATATTCTAATATGCTCATCTCTGCCATCAAATTGCGTTTGAATAAATAGTACAGCAGGTTGTCTATAGCCAAAATCTATGCTACAGTATGTAGGCAAGTTAGGATCATATGGAAAATCACCAACATCTAATTCTCTATGAAAATCCCAAACTTTTCCCTCAAATACAGAAAATTCTGCACCAAATTCTTGCCCAAAGAGTTCTTTAGACATATTTCTTTTTCTTTCAATAATTGCAGGGTCTTGTAAACCGAGGGGAAATTCATGCTGGTTTGTCCATGATGGAGATGAATAACTAGCCCACTCATCATCTGTAATGCCCAATTTGTATAAGTCATATATCCAATTTCTCCCTTCTGGAGTTGTAATAAATATAACCTTTCCCTTTCTACCAGCAACTGTTGGGGATAAATACATATCCCATATTTTTTTATTCATTTTGGCAACTTCATCAATTACGAGTAGGTCAAGACCCTCACCCACTAATGAATCTGCGTTATCTGCTGACATTCCCTCAACTGTAGTCCCCCATTTAAAGCGAATAAACATATCTTTTTCTGAGGCTTTGTCAATATCATCTCCATGACCAATAACCATTCTTTGCCAAATTTCCCTAAATATTAATCTTGCCTTTCTATACGACATACCTACAACCCAAATTCTCTTATTAGGTTGGGATGCGACATAGGTTGCCTCCATAGCACTAGCCCAAGTTTTTCCAAATCTTCTTCCACATACTATAACATGAAATCTGGCATCTATTTTCTCAGGGTAATGTAGAGCCAACTGACCATCATGTGGCTTATAATTTAAATACTCAAACCACTTTTTCTTAAAATCGTAATTTTTTTCTTGCATTAGATTACTTCTATAACTTACATTATAGCATATATTAATGCAAGAACGATTCTTGCGTTTAACAAAACTCACTAAAGAGGTCAAAATGTCAGAAGAAAAAACCATCGAAACAGATGTAAAACAGGAAACCGACACACAAGTCGAAAACAATGTACCGATTTCAAGATTAAATGAAGTTATTTCAGAAAGAAATGAACTTCGTCAAAATCTTGAGTCTTTTAAGACTAGAGAGGAAGAAGATCGTAGAGCAAAACTTCGTGAAGAAGAAAAGTGGCAAGAACTCAATGCAGACCTTGCTAAAGAAATAGATTCCTATAAACCTTATAAGGAGAGATGGGAAAATATGGATTCACGACTTCGTGAGGGTGCTTTAGCTCAACTTCCTGAGTCAAAACGAGAAAAATTTGCCGATGTTGAAACCGAGGTTCTTTTGAGTATTGTAGAGGAGTTCACAATGGATGAAAAAATTAATCCACCTGATAGACAGGGAACAATTCCTACTAAAAATACAAGTGATTGGGTAAATATGCCTGATGACGAAAGAAGAAGAAACTGGGGGACAGTATTGGAATCATACATGAAAAGGTAATTTAAATGGCTAAACATTATCAAGGTAGTCCTGTTACTACCACAACTGACCAACATTTTATTCCAGAAATTTGGGCAGATGGTATATATAAATACTTTGAGCGTAAAACTGTTTTTCGTGGTTTGGTTGATGATTATTCTGCACTTGTAGGTAGCAAAGGTTATGGTGATGCTATTAACATCCCAGAAATGAGCTTAATTAGTGCGAGTGATAAATCAGCAGGTTCAGATGTATCTTATGATGCAACTGCAACCACAACTACTCAGTTAGCGATCAATAAACACAAATATGTCGCAAAACTTTTTGAAGATGTGGCTCTTATTCAGTCAGAGGCTGATTTGGTAGCTAAGTATTCAAGAATGATGGGTGAGGCTCTTGCTCGTCAGGTTGATGCTGATATCTGGGCTGAGTTAGATGGTCTAAATCAATCTCAAGCTCTTTCTGCGGATGATACACTAACTGCAGCTGTATTTGAATCTGCTCTTGCCACTCTTGGTGAAAACGATATTCCTTACATGGATGGGGAATGTGCAATGGTTGTTAATCCAACACTATTTGCTGATATACTTAACCCATCTGCTGGTATCGCTCAATACTTCATCAGAAATGATGCTGTAGGCGAAGGTAATCGTGGACTAAGGTCTGGTATGGTTGGATCACTTTATGGTATTGATGTTTATATGTCTAATACTGTAAGTACAGCTGGTACTTCATCTACAATTCCTGGTGCTATTTTTCACAAATCTGCGTGTGCTTTTGCATCTCAGCAGGAAGTGAGAGTTCAGAGTGAATACTCTGTTGATGCACTTGGTACTAAGGTAGTCAGCGATTTATTGTATGGATGCAAAATTATTGACGATTCAGACAATAAGAGAGGTGTAAAGTTTACTAACGTAGACTAAACACATTCTACATAATTGGGGGTATGATTTGCTCTGCCCCCAATAACTAGGAGATATTATGCAATATTGGAAAAAAGATAATAGTGGGCAAATTCAAAGAATTGAAGATATAGATTTAGAAAAACATCCTGAAAAATTGGAACATTTAGAAGAGAATGGTTGGAAAAGAATAATGGGAGAAGATGACTTTTCTCCTTACAAAAAACCTATCTTTAAAAAATCAAAGAAATCTAAAAAGAAAAAATAATTAGACACACAGTCTCGTTCACGCTGTTGTCATAGCTTAGAGAGGAAGAAAAATGGCAGACATTCACACATATTCGGTGCAAGAAGCACTAAACACTACAGTTGGGGGCGAATGGACAGTAGCCTCAGCAGGTACAGCAGGTTCAAGTGCTAGTACAGGAAACACAACACACAAAGCATTAAAAGCATCTACAGGCTCAGTTGGAGTGTATAGTGCGGTTGAAATTTATTTTAATTTTTCAACTACAACAACAGATGTAAATGCATCAAACGATATGATTATCCCTAAAAATACATTAATGTTTTTAACAATACCTAGGGGATTAGGCACAACAGTTTATTTTAATTATAACTCCACCTCAACTACAACTGGTGCAGTTAGATTGGTAGAAGTATAATGTACGGAGGAATGGGGAGTGCCGTCACTCCTGATCTTTCAAAAGGCGGTACTATAGATGGCGACATCACTATCACAGGTGATTTTAAAGTAGAGGGTGGTGGCTCATTTACATACGATGAGATAATTGAAGGTAATTTAGAAATTGATACAGATATTTATTTAGGTCAATATATTATTCATAAGGGTGATACTGATTCTAAATTTGGATTTGCATCTAATAATAGATTTTATGGTTATATTGGTGGTGCTGATATATTTGATATTTATGCTAGTGAAATTTGGTTTAATCCTCAAAATGCAGATATAGATTTTCAAATAGGAGCATCAGGTGCTAGTAAAGATGCTTTTGTTGTAGAAGGTTCGTCAGGAAATATTGGTATCGGAACTGACTCACCCAGTAGTCTCTTAGATTTGTCTCATAGTGCAGGTAGCACTACTAAATCAATAAATTTAACTCGAACTGTTAGTGGAAATACTTCAGCTACAAACAGAGCAATTTTATTTGATATAAATAAAACTAGCACAATGGACTCAGGTGCAACTCTTACTTATGATGGTATGCATATTGACCTTGATGATGCAGGTGCAGATAACGCTGCATCTACTGTTAATTTAACAGGATTAAAAGTTGATGTTAATTCAGACGATGCAACAGGAACTACAAAGAATGTAGGAATCCATGTTAGTGCAAGTGGTGCAGATACTAATCTAGCAGGTATATTTTCAGGTAATGTGGCGATTGGAAGAACTACTGCATTTGACACAAATACCCCACTTTCATTACAAACTGCTTCTGACTTTAGTATGTTATTAAATAGTACAAATAGCGGAGGATATGTATCTCTTAAAATAGGTAACTCAGGAGATACAAGCGACACTTCTAATTGGGATATTGTGAGAGCCAATGGTAGTGGAAATTTAGGAATTAGACATTGGGATACTTTTTATTCAGGTGGTAATGTTACTACTGTGATGAATTTAGATGCTAATTCTCGTATCAGTCTTAGTAATAATGATGGTGGTGGTACTGGAGATGAAGATAGCAATAGTGGGAATACTGTATTTGGATACTTAGCAGGTAATAGCATAGATGATGGTAGTATAAGGAATATATTTATTGGGCATCGTGCAGGTTCAGGCAGTCTTAATGATGCTACAAATAATACAATGATTGGTGGAAATTCAGGTAGAGGATTAACGACAGGAGATAGCAATACTGCTTTGGGGTACAACGCTGGAAGGACTATTGCTACTGGAGAAAAAAATGTATTATTAGGAGAACTTGCGGGTTATAATATTTATCAAAGAAGTAATAATGTCTATATTGGATATGAGGCAGGTAAAATTATAGATGGTGGAGGTGACAATACTGCCATAGGTTATCAATCTATGCTTTCATCAGGGACTGCTGGGAACAATACTAATGAAGGCAATACCGCAGTTGGGTATCAAAGTTTATTATCAATCACCACAGGTGACAGAAATGTCGCTGTAGGATATGGTGCAGGAGATGCTCTTACGACTGGTGGAGGTAATGTGATGATTGGTCAAAGTGCGGGTACGGGAAGTGTAGATGTAGATGGTGCTGTTATAATAGGTTCTAATGCAGGTATTGCAAATATGACATCAGGTGCTGATAATACAGTAGCTATAGGTACAGATGCATTAAGAAACCTCACTTCAGGTGGACAAAATGTTGCTGTTGGGTATCAATCTGGATACAGTCACACAACTGGGACAAATAATGTTTCATTGGGTAACACATCATTGGCTCTAATTGGAGGTGGTTCATACAATACCGCTATAGGTCATAATGCAATGACCTCTACTGGAACAGCTGCTAATAATGATGCCTCTTATAATGTTTCTGTTGGATATAATTCTTTAGCTAGTATTACAGATGGTGATAAAAATGTTGCAGTAGGCTCTAGTGCATTAAATGCATTAACGACTGGGAATTACAATACTTCGATAGGTTATGATTCGGGAGTTAGTTTAAATACTGAAAGTGCAAATACTTATGTTGGCTATGAAGTTGGAACATATATGGATGATGGTGCTAACAATGTAGCTATGGGATATAGGGCAATGAAGGGAGCATCAACTGGAAACGATGCTACTGACAATGTTGCAATAGGGGCATTAACACTTAATGCGATTACAGATGGAGATTACAATGTAGCAGTTGGGAAATCTGCTGGAAAAGCAATTACTACTGGTAGTCAAAATGTATCTATAGGTCGTGAAGCATTTCAAACATCTACAGGTGGAGTAAGTTGCATAGCAATCGGGCATCAAGCTCTTCAAACTGCAAATCACACATCTAATGATGGAAGTATTGCTATTGGTGAATTAGCCTTATCTGCTAAAAATTTATCTAGTGGTTCTTCATATGATGGAGCTACAGTTGGAATAGGTTTCAAAGCTTTACAAGATTTAACAAGTGCTCTTGGGAATACTGCAGTCGGGTACTTAGCAAGTAATGATGTATCGACTGGAGATGGTAATACTTCATTAGGTTATCGTGCCTTAGCTGCTAGTGCTAGTTCGGCTGATTACAATGTAGCTATTGGGTATGCAGCAATGGATGCATCAGCTGGAACTGGTGGTGGGCAAAATGTATTTATTGGAAAAAACGCGGGGGGTGGAACTTGGACAACGGGAGCTTGTAATTTTAATGTAGGAATTGGTTCAGAAGCATTGGCTGGTGCATTAGCTATAAGCGTAGGAACAGTCGGTATCGGATATCAATCTCTTAATGCACTTACTACAGGTGGCAAGAATACAGCAATAGGATATCAAGCTGGATTAGAAGCAGAAACTGGTGATAATAATACCTTAATTGGATATCAAGTTGCTAATAATACTAACACAGGAAACTTAGGTAGTAGCAATACTTATATAGGGTATCAAAGTGCTGGTGTTGGCGCACACGAGGGAGCATCTAATAACAATACTGTTATAGGTGCAAATACTTTAAATGGTGTAATGAATGGAGCAAGTACAAACTCAGGATTAGGAGTTAATGTATTTAAATCATTAACACAAGGAGATGGAAATGTTTCTTTTGGAGCATATAGTTCAGAGGATATGACTACTGGAGCTGGTAATGTCACTATTGGAAATGAGTCGGGTCACGAACTCACCACAGCATCATATAATGTAGCAGTCGGTACATCCGCATTAGATAGAATGGATGGAGCAGTTACTCAGAATGTCGCTATCGGTGCTTCTGCAATGCATGGAAATTTAAGTAATGTAGCTATAACTGGTTGTGTGGCTATCGGACACGAGGCATTAGAAGGCACACTAACTACTGGAGCAAATTATAGTGTAGCGATTGGAAAAGAGGCATTAAAAGGTCTCACTTCAGGTGCTGG